ATGGGAGAGCGTCCCCGCCCGCCTGTAAAAGCAGTATGCAGCGACTTTAAACCCGTTGCGAGAAAAGCAGAGCGGGGCAGTGAACGAAAAAAGGGCGTGGGATGTCTTTTCGACATAGTCCCCACGCCCTTTTGTGTTTGGAGAAAGCCGTGGACAACTACGGTCCCACGGCAAAAAAGCTCGAGTGCCGGTCTCAAGTTGCCTGACCGCCACATTCACAATTTTTCTACTGTCAGTACGCACGCAAACTGCTGCCAACAGCTCCGCAAATTTATTGGCAGAGCCGTGCAACTTCTTGGTCGCAAAATGGTCGCAAAGCCAAAAAAATGGGATACCGGTTTTTACCGGTATCCCATTGATTTTGTTGTGGTGCGCCCGGCAGGAATCGAACCTGCGGCCTACTGCTTAGGAGAAAGTCGGGCGATATGCCCAACGTTGCCCAACTGTACTTGATACCTTGATTTTTCAAGATAACTCCTTCTATGGTTTGCCCATAAGAACCCTTGGAATCTAATAAGGTGGGTGACAGATGGGTGACAAATACAGATGGCAGACGATCCCCGGGAAAGAAGGGGTACTGTTCCGGGAGCATCCTACGCGGAAGCATGGCCGTGGACCTGACCGCTGCCTTTCCATCCGTTACCGGGCTGGAGAGGGAAAGCGCATCCATGAGTCTTTGGGCTGGACCAGTGAAGGATGGACGGTCGCCAAGGCCGTCGCCTTGCTGCGGGAGCTGAAGGAGAACATCCGCACAGGAAAGCGCCCGCAGAGCCTGCGTGAGATGAGGGCCATGGCGGAGGAGCAGAAGCAGCGCGAGGCCCAGCTGGCCAGCAGGGCAAGAATCGAAGGGCTGACTTTCCGTGAATTGGCAGAGCATTACGGACGCTGGTGCCTTCAGAATCGAGCCAGCGGCGCTCAGGTATGCCAGATCCTGGAGATGCACATACTGCCTGTTCTTGGAGATGTGCCCGCCAAGGACATCACGCCGCAGGACGTGGCGGAGCTGGGCCGGATCGTGTCCGCCAAAAGACCCCTCTCCGGGCGCAACAAAAATACGCCCGGCGCCTGCCTGTCTGCCCAGACCGTCCTGCACATCCTCAAGACAGTGCGCGAGGTCTTCAATTTTGCCCTGGAGACGCCTGCTCCCGGAGCGCCAGGCACCATGCTGTTCAGCGGCACGAATCCGGCTATCCTGAGCCGCCGCAACCGCGCCATCGTCCTGCCCAAGACAGACAGCCGTCGACTGCGTGTCCTGAGCGACACGGAGATCACAGAGCTGCTGGCCTTTCGTGGGCGGCGCGAGGAATATGGCGAATTGCATGACATGATCCTTTTCTCGCTGGACACGGGCTTGCGGGCCGGAGAGCTGGTCAACCTGCGCTGCGAAAGCTGCGATGCCGACAGCGGGACGATCCGCGTACTGGTAGGGGCCAAAGACAGCCTGCGCTCCACGAAGGGAGGGGAAACGCGCATCCTCAGAGCGGGGCGTCTCTATCCCGAAAGCCTCAACATGCTGCGCGAACGTCTGGGAAGGCTCAAGACAGGTTTTCTTTTTCCCGGGCCGGACGGCAGAGAGCGTGATGCCAATGGCCTCAACAGGGCCATGCGGCGCATCATGGACAAGCTCGGCTTCAATGATGGTGTCACCGATCCGCGCAACCGGGTGGTCTGGCATACCCTGCGGCACACGTTCGCCACACGGATGCTGGAGGCCGGACTGGACATTTATGCCCTGAAGACGCTCATGGGCCACGCCAGTGTCACGACCACGGAGATCTATCTCCATATCTGCGACATGGACAAGCGCCGGGCCGCCCTGGCCAAGGCAGAGCTGGCCCGGCAAAAGCTGGTTACAGGGACGGGGGAACAATGAGCTTCACTCCCTTGGCTTCAAGATAAGCGAGGAAGAAGGCAGTCGGGTAGACGACAGCGTCGCCCATCTTCATGCGGAACTTGGGACCATTCCCCAGATAGTCATCGTTAGAGACGCTCTTGGGGCTGATGGCACCGCCGGTGAAATACTTGACCTCCTTCCTGGCGATCATGGGAGGAAGCTGGCTCAGGAAGCAGCCCAGCACCTTCAGCTGGGGCGGATCGGGAATCCGGGTGACATTACTCATGATCTGACCTCCACAAAGCGCGTCAGCGCCGCATCGCGGGCGATGCCCCACGGGCGCTTGCGCATGGTAAGCCCGGCGTCGCGGGCGGCCCCCTCCAGATCTTCGGGGCGGCCGTGCCAGTGGAACTGTGCCTGGGCAACAACAGACAAAAACTTGAAGCCGAAGCTGCGATCCGTCTTGTAACGGGGGAGCACGAAGCGCAAAACCTCGCGCAGGGCCGCCTCGGCAGGACGGGTCGCTCCCTGGTCAGGGACAGCGTGCATCTTGATGTAAAAGGGGCATGTCATGGCCAGACGTTGCCCCACGGGGCAGGCCAGGCAGAGCCCCAGCTCCTGTCGGGAGGGAGTGCTGCAGATGATGCCACAGCACTCCCCGGAGCTGATGACGCGCCCCAGACGGGGGCAGGTCACCGGAGCGCTGTTCATGCCGGATCCTCTCCGGAGACGGGCTCCGCTGGCAGAAGGGCGCGCAGGCGTTCGCACTTGAGCGCGACACTGGCGTCGAGCTCATCGGCCATGAAGGGCTCGGTGCGCAACTGGTCGATCATCACCAGCACGTCGCCGATGGCATCCACCACGTCCTCACGGGAGCCGCAGCGGCCGCGGCGCAGGTGACTGATGGCCACGATGGCCTCGGCCAGTTCTTCCTGCAGGATCTGCAGCTGGGCATCCAGACCAAAGTGACGCACGGCCTGCCTGGCGAGGGATGCATCCATCAACAGGGTAGACATACGGACCTCCTACTGCCGGGGAAGGATATCGTCGGCGAGAGGGGCTTTTTTGAGATACGCCACGATCTCGCCCAGGGCCAGCGCGCCGAACTCCGCCACCTCGGACATGCAAAGCGCTCCGGACGCGGAGCGGAAGCTCAGGTGCGATTCTGCAGCATCCCCGAAGGCGATCATCACGCAGATCATCCCGCGGGCGCCTTCCTGCTTGCCCCGGTCCATGAACTCCTTGACGCCGCGCAGGGTATCGGCGCGTTTCTGGCCGATGAAGGGGGAGATTTCGTCGTCCATACTCACCTCGTAAGGTCAAGATATATTTCCGTCCCGCGCTCATCGCAGCCCGGGAAGGCACGCATCAGAGCCGTCACCAGTGTGTCCGTTGTCTGGCAGGCATAGCGCCATGCGCCCGTGCGGGCATAGAGCGGACAGGTGGCTCTGGCATCGTCCATAAGGGTCAGGGCCGCCGCCAGCATGGCGCAGGCCAGAAAAGCCCGGCGCTCAGGCGGCAGCCCTATTTTTTTGAGGTAGGGGCGCAGGCGGTTCTCCATTTTTTCCAGCGCATACTCGACCTCGCGCCGCCTTTTGGCGCGGACAGCGTATCTCGTGGCCACAACTGCCAGCCACTTGCAGATCTTTGCGTATTGCTCCGGAGCGGCCTTTTCAAAAATCGGCTTCCAGACGCGCAGGACATGGAACAGGACAGAGATGGCCACCTTGCACTTT